AATCCGAATCACTGTATAAATTCCGCTATATTGGTCAAACTTAAAAGGCTGTTCATTGCGTAATTCCCATTCAAGGCGAGTTAAGTCATGTCCTATAAAATCATCCTTTAACCGTGATTGTTCTTCTAAACGCTTATCATAAACACGGAGATACCCGGAAGAACCACGCACACCATAATAACGTGTAGAATTTAAGTGACCTTCATTTTTACGAGTAAGCAACATAACAGAATCAGGATGAAAAGGAATATCATAGGTAAAATCACATCGAGAAACACGAAATGCAATAACGGAACAATTAACGCGAACAAAGCGCAGCAAGAAAGCCAATATAGCGGAATTTATACAGTGATTCGGATTAAAAGAAAGACGAAGTTGAAAATTATTTTTGGATAATTCAATATGAAGTGAATCACATTGAAAAACATCTTTCAAGTTACCAAAATAATTAGTTTGAAAATGTTGATACTTGATACAAGAACTCTTAAGTTTCTCTATTTCAAAAAGAAGCAAATCAAATATGCGAATTGTACTTAAAAGAAGGAAGTCAAAAGTGAAATAATCAATAGAATAAGTTCCGGTATCAGTAACAACAGACTTGTTGTACTGAACCATTATATACCTCCTATAGGTACATTTTTGTACCACTATTCCGACGTATTACTACTTGTCGGAATAGTGGTTCAAGGGACGCTCCCTGTTTATTGAGCGAACCCCCGAACCAACAGCAAGAGAATTAAAACTTCTCAGGAACGCAAGAGACAACACGACCGTCAAAATCAACTTCAACGGAACAGGACTTGCCAACGATGATAGAATCATAATTGACAATATCGGGAGAAACGGAAATGACCTTAGCGGCCTCACCCTCAACGCCACGCTGAGGAACTAAACAATGAAGCTGGATAAAATCATACTTGTTGCCGGTCTTCTTAGAAGTACCGAAAAGATGAACCTTACCATAAACTTTAATTTTCATAAGAAATACCTCTTTCTTAGATTTTAGATTTTAGATTTTAGATTTTAGCACGGGTAAGATGATAAAGACGAACCTTAAGCAAAAAACCATTGGAAGCAAGAACCTCCGAAAAGTAATGCTTACGATAATTAATACCAGAAACAGCATCACTTAAATTCGTAGCAAGAACAACTTCCAGAAGTTCAACCAAACGCCCGGATTTTTCAGCAGAGTAAAGCAAAACTAAAAATTGTGGGTAAAGTTCCGCATTCGATAAACTCATAATCTGACTTTTCCTTTCCCGAAAGACAAAAAAATTCCTTTCGTAATTCACGAAAGGACTTATACGAAGATTCAAATGCCCTTCGTGTGAGTAGAAAATAACACAGGAAAAAGAGAATGTCAAGAAGATTTTTTATATATTATAAAAAAATGCCCATAAACAGCCGCAGGAGCACGCAGGACGAAAGAAAAGCGTTAAAGATATATCCGTACCCCCTACACGACAAATGAACACAAACGGCTCGAAAAAGTCATTGCGGACAGGTATTGAAGGGCAAGGGCTTTGCCCTTGCGGGGACGGGGGACGCGGTGGAGACGCTATCGCGTGAATAAACGTGGCGACTTCCTACGAATTTTCCCAAAAAAAAATTAGAAATTCCTATTGACAAATAGAAATTTCTATGTTAATATAGAAGCATAAAAGGAAAGGAGACAAAACAATGAAAGTCAAAAAAGAATTTCTCGAAAAGGTTTTTTCAGAAGGAATCGTCTATACAAAAAACTATCAATACAAAGCATTCATGTATACCGCAGTCAACGAAAAAGAAGAATTTTATGACTTTTTCATCATCAAGCGTATCGACATTAACTACGTTAATACAACAAGATATCTCGATGAAATTTTTTGGGAAAAAATTGCACAGACAACAGACGGAAAAACATTCACGAGATTCTGAGCCGCTCGTCGCTCCGCAAATTTTGAGAAACAAGGTAAAATAAAAACAACCCCCCTGACCCTAAAGGGCACGGGGGGAAGTTTTTATTTAGAGGAGGTCTTACTAATAATTTGCTCTGTATCGTATTCTAAAGCGCTTACCTGCTTAACGGACTTGGGGATAGTATACCATCTTGGCCGTCCCGCCTTCCGAACCGTATTAACAAGCTCTTGACCTCCCTCGGGGCGATGTTCCATAGCAATGCAGGAGCGATAGGGAGTAAGGCGACAAAACCAGCCAATACGGTTGCAGAGGTAAATGCAATCACAGAGGTCACGAATCTTTTTATCAAAATCCATGGTCTGACTGCTGACAATAATTGTCAGATGATATTTACGTTGCATTTTGAAAAACTCGACAGCTTCTCGCGGCATAGTCTTAAAGTCGCGGTTAGAATGCAAAACACCAATTTCATCGATAAGAATGAGGGAATCAGGGAGAAAAGTCTGTTTCCAATATTCCGGCTCTAACTCATAACCAATACCCATATTAGAATAAATAAGCCCCTTATTAGCACGAAGCCACTTATCAGCAACACGAGACATATACAGAGACTTGCCAGAACCTTTTGAACCAACAACAGCTTCCAGTTTGTAGGGATTTTTGCAATAATTATCGATATATACAAAAAGCCAGCAAATGCAAAAGATAAGAATACCGTAAAGCATAACATATAATCCTTTCTAAACGAGAAAACGTCGCCGACCATTAAAAATGGTCGGCGGCGTTTCCAGACAGCGTTTAACTACGACCGGGAATCCAACGACGAAGAATCCGGAGAACGATGCCCGCGATAGCGAGGATAACAAAGATGAGCAGAATAGGCTCAGACTCATAAAAATCAATGAGCTGACCCATCCAAGTGATCACCGATGTAAAGAACTCACCGACCAAGGAAAGCAACGTTGCAAGAATAGAAGAAGCAGCCTGATGTCATCATCCTTTCATAAAAATATTTATGGCACCTGTCACGGGCGCAACAGGAGAACCAACATAGAAAAAACAGCGGCAAATACAATGAAATAACCAATTTCGGGAACAGAGAAAATGCCGAAACAATACTGCAAAGGCAAAAATTCCATCAAATCATGCGCCCCCAAATCGCATTTTTAATCCAAGTAACTGTAGTAACGAAAACAAGGACAACAAGCAAAGCAGAAACGCAAGCTTGCGGGTTGAGAACCTGAAACGTAGTAGTGCAATCCTCTTCATAAGGCAATTGAATAAGTTGAGTCGAACTGTTATAGGAATACCTTTCAGACGTATAGCCGGACTTGTGCACTGTCTCAGTGCGCTCAATGAAAAACGTATCCCCGAACCAATCCATAATAGCAGTGAAACTATTAGAGACAGCAGGGAGGTTAGCATACAGAGCCGGAGAATCTGCGACGCGGTCATCATAAGCGGTTAAACTCCCTTCAAAAGGTAACTCTACTTCCTGCGGTACATAGCCTTCGCGGAGGTCAGGACTTTCGGTAATATTCTGCGCAGGCTCGGAGAGAAAAGGAGTTTCTTCAGGCTGAGAATCAGTGGGGGCTTTAGAATCCATATCGGCGACAGCCTGAGCCGAAGCTTTGAGATAATCATACTGCTGGACAGTCATATCACAACTACTACCATCTTTATACTGCACTGTGTAGACGGTAACGCCGTCAGAATCAACCCAAGTTTTAATAATAGTAGGGACTTCCATCATTTATCACCTCCATCCCAAAGGCCATGAAGAACAAAGCCAACAAGCGAAAGCAGAAGACAAACCAAAATAAAATTTCCAAAAGTACCAAAGCCAAAAAAGGAAATAGACAACACTTTAGCGATAAACGATGTAAAAACACCAAGAGCGGAAACAAATTCTACCATGGTAACCAATCCTTTACGAACTTATAAACACCAAGGCCGACAAGGAAAACAACAACGGCAATGACGAGAGCACCGCCAGATCCAAATAGGCCAAAAACAGATTTGAAGAATTCGAGGAAAGTCATCCGTCAACCGCCTTTCTAATAAGCATGCGGAGAACAACAGCACCAAAGCAAAGAAGGGAAACAGAAAACAGGAATGTACCTAAGTTCTGAAAAAGCCCGCCAAGAAGACCAGAAGCACCGGAAGCAACATCAGAATCAACGGAGGAAGAAGAATTCCAAGAATTCAAGATATCCTCGGAATCTTTAAGAGTACCGGAATCAATGTGAAATTGATTGGTAATCGCATCTTGCAAATCCTCAGGGGAATCGGAAATCCAGTCACCAAGTTTAACGTCAGGCAAACGAGAAGCAGGAACAAGAAGAGAAAAAGCGAAAGACCCGGTTGTATCAAAAGCAGAAGCAGAATAGACAGGAGAAGAAGAAGGCGTTTGAACAAAAACAAAACCAATATCAGAAGAAGGAATAGTATATCCTGACGGATAAGAGACAAAAGCATCAGTTCCACGAAGATAACGGGTACCAGCAAGATGAATATATCTGGCAACTGAATAGTTAGACAAAGGAACAATAAAGTTAGTATAACCACCCTGTAAAACATAACCACTTGCGGAAGAAGAAGTAGTTTTACGAATTGCAAAAGGATATGAATAAAAGGGAGATGAAAAAATAAACGAATCTAAAGTATCAGTAGAAGAGCCAGAAGAAGAACCAGCAGTATTACCGAAAGAAAGAATACTATCAGAACGACTAAAAGAAGAAGTTAAAAAGCCATAAGTGCCAGAAGGCTGGTCAGCAATAGAATAAACACGAACAAGACAAGTATCAGTTTTCGAACTCAACCCAATAGGGAAAGAAGGTAGTTCGTACCAATAACCAGAAGCACCACGGAGAGGAAGAGGAAAAGCGCAAGCATAATCATAAGCTAAACCTGAATCATCAGCTAAATAAGAAACATCAAATGCATTAGTAGAATATGAAACGGAATAAGGTAACGAATAAGAACTGCCAGAAACAGAAATAGGAGAGCAAAGCAACTCATAATAATTGAAACCGGACTCAGTAATAGTACGCCAAGCATACCAAGAACCATGATGATTATAGAAGTCTTCCAAAGATGGCATATCAGCTACAGTGTCAGAAGCAGCCAGAGCCGAAACAGGAAAAGAAAAAGAGATAACGAGAGCCGCGACAAGGGCGGCGAAGCGCTTCAATAAGCACGCATGCTTTTTATTCACTTCACCACCACCTTTCGCGACATCGAAAACGGGAAATCAATCCGTTTTGGTTGCGGGGTCTGGACTCGAACCAGCAGCTCCACGTTCAGAGCGTGACGTGCTACCATTGCACCACCCCGCGAAATAGCTATATACATACATCCAACTTAGACGGCCACAACTGCGGAAACGTATCCATCAAGCCGTATTCTCTGAGATAAGCTTCCTTGAGGTGGAAGAAAAAATCAGGCTCAAAAGGATATGGAGTAAAAACAGAATCTTTTACTTTCTTACGAGTGCGTTTATCAAGCTCAAGCAAAGCCGCATTGTAATTCTCAGGAGATACATATTTAAGAAGAGCAACAGCACCAGAAAGAGAAGAAAAATCGGGAACAGAAAATTGGTCAAACTTAAAAGGCTGTTCATTGCGTAATTCCCATTCAAGGCGAGTTAAGTCATGTCCTATAAGATCATCCTTTAACCGTGAT